TTGCTGTGAGCGACCCTGTACATCAGGTAAACCGTCTCTCTTAAAATGACCGGCGGCGGCAGTTGTCCTAGCTGCTTCCGATACAGACCCAGCTACGTTAATCAACAGCTGGCCCATGACAGAGATATATTGATGCGCTCTTGTCCTGTGTTCGTCTGCAAGTTGCGCGTTACCTAGCTCATCAGCTTCTCTTGCAAGTTTATACATCTCTTCTGTAGCGCCTTGCACACGATCAATCGCTAAAACACCGGCTGCAAAGTCTTCGACATTAGATGTCTGTCCGGGATTGCGACTCAGCCAAAGAGTCACCACCTCTTCCATGTCTCGCTCTTTGGCAAACTCAATGACCTTTTCCATTGGAATATTGCCACGCCGAGAATTCTCAATGAGTTCAGCGTTAGCGTCCCTGAACTTAGCCATGTATGTAGCAAGGTCAAAATCGCCGCCGACTCTGCCTTCAAAGATTGCAGGAAAGTTTAGGCTTTTGGTGTACTCGCCGCCGAATGCTGATTGGATTCTTTCAGACTCTTCATCTGTGTATCCGCGCACAAAGATAACGCCGCGCTCTTCTTGAATGATTCGACTTTCATCAAGGCCAGGCGTAGCGCGTCTTTCTGCTTCATCGACTCGCTTACTGAGTTTGACGCCTAGTTTGCCTAACGCGCCGAGAACAGCGACCTTGTCATCTGTTGATGCTGGTGGAACCTCAACTGGCTCTGGAGATGGCACAGAGACTTCTTCAGACTCGACAGGCGCTAATGTTTCTTCAAGCGTTTCGCCTGTGTCTGTCATAATCGGTGAAGGGCTAGTCGGCTCAAGGATAGGCGATTGCTCTAGCTCATCCTTTAAAGCTGATGCAACCGTATCTTCAATCTTGTCGTTGAGCTTTTTCTCGATCATTGCGCTTCACCTTGATTTGATTCAGTGCCTGTCATTCCTTTCATCGCTCCGCCGCCCACAGTTGTTACAGCACCAACGGTAAACATAACGTCTCGCATTGACTTAATCTTTTCTACACGATCAGCTTCGTCTTTGTATTTAATGATGTTTTTAGCACCAGCTTTTTCTAATGCTTTAATATCCGATTCTGGCAAGTCTTCTGGGACAAGAGCCGCCTTAAATTCATCAAGGGCAACAGCTCTTTGTGGGTTTATTTCAAAGTACTCAGTAGGAAGATTTGTTGAAGATTCCCTAAATATTTCAAGACGCTGTTTTGTCTCATCTGAAAGCCTTGATAGTATCTCCTCATCTTTCATTGTTCCACGAACAAGATCTTTCGTAATGTCGTTGTAGTCCATTCCAGAATTTCTATATCTTTGCTCTATGTCTGCAATGTCATCAGAAATATAGTTAACTAAGCCAATGTATTGACGGTCAATCTCGTCTTTAACTTTCATCATGTCTTTTTCTGAAACAAGGCGATCTCTTGACTTTTTGACCTCAGCTAATGTCTTAAAGGGCTTTGCTGCTATGGCTCTAAGATTTCCAGCGGTAACACCCATCATTTCTTCACCGGCCCCGCCCTTCATAGCCGAAACCATGTTCTTCAAAGTCGCCTTCTGTTCTTTCCTTGTTTTCTGGTTATAGAAAGTAGGAGACGAATCTTCTTCAAAAGTAATTCCTGGGCGACGCTTTACATAGGCATCGGATCTATAAACAGGGTTTCTAGCTGAAGGCTTTGCCATGTCTGGTGTGCCAATCAATGTAATTGATCCAAATTTTTCTAGAGGAGTAGACGACTTAACAATCGCCAAAGATGGCACTGGTAAACCGCCTAGAACCTCAATGTCCTCAATGGACTCTGGGTTTAAATTGTGCTGCACTAAAAGTGCGTCACCTGGCTTTACCCCTTTCACAGCTGGGATCAGGCCTTGACCAGCAACAATAGCCTCATCAAGTACAGCCATTGGATCGAATCCAGACTGCAGCGTCACACCTGTGCCGCGCTCCGCGACTCGTGCTGGCGCACCGGCTGCGTACTCTTTAGCACCACGCAATGCAGCCTTACTACCGGCTGTGACTGTACCGCCGACGCCAACAAACGACCCGGCTTCAGCTCCGGCCTTAATACCTTCTTTCACTTGATCCGACACAGGCAACACGTCCGCTGTGTCGCTTATCAACTTGAGCGCACGTTCTGATCCATACTGTTCAGAAATCTCTGTCACCGTATTTAAGAACGCATCAAGACGCTGACCTTCTTCTGCTGTCGCCGCGTCGTATGCGCCTTTAAATAACGCCGCAATATCTCCAGGTGCGCCAACAGATCCAGCAACAGCACCTGGTACTGCACCAGCTATGGCTCCACCCATTGCCTCACCAAAGCGCTGGAATCCCTCTTGCGGCGTAATCCGAGCTGGCTGCTCTCTACGCTCCTTGCGCGACATGGCCTGGAACTCTTCTTGCGGGACAACCCTCGGCTCAAAACCATAACGCTCATAGTCGTATGTGCCGTCGTTCATCATCACATAGTTGTGATGCGTTGACGCCAGATCGATTAGTTCTTGATAACCGTCTTCAAATCTCATTACTGGTCACCATAGGGCATACCCTGTTGAATCAATAAATCTTTGGCTGCGCTCAATTCGCCATATTGCTTTGATGATAAATCATCAGGAATCGACAGCTCAGAGTAATCACTAATTGAGATGCCACGCTCAACAATAAACGTGTTGACTGTTTTGATTGCGTTCTCAATCTTTGCTGGATCGAAACCACCATTCTTAATCTCTTCTGCGCGTTTCTTAAAGAAGTCAAACGCATCACCGGGATCACGGCCTTCTTTGATCGCTGTGTCTTTCTTGTTAAACCATTCGTTTTGTACGTTCTTAACCTGAATAATCGCAAGACGCTGTGAGCCTTGAGGATCTACAAAATCATACTCAGGGTAGCCCAAAGCATTTTTGGCGTAGTTTAAACCATCTTGATACCGTGAATCTTTTTGCGCCTGATAGCGTTTAAAGAAATCGTCGTATGTTGACTTAGTAATTTGATTGTCAGAAAACGCTTTGTTAATTTCCTCAATTTTCAGCGTCCCAAAGTGATCTTTCATGTCTAAGTTTTGCACGACCTCTTTCAGATCAACTATTGCTCCACCGCCTCTGGTTGTAGCATCAAAAGTTTTCCATAATCCATAATCAAGGTCTTGAAGCTCGTCCATATACTGCCTAGCTTCTTCAAGACGATCATTGTTGATTGCCTTATGTATTAGTGGTGCAAGCTCCTTGGCGCGGCGATCTCTGTCTCGGCCACTTCTAACTTCTGATGCATCAGCTTCTGCCTGAATATCATCAACATACGCCTCAATCCTGGCTTCAACCTTGTCGCGCTCACCAGAATCGAGAATTGAAAACAAGTGTTTAACATTTGGATCGGCTAGGTATGCGCCGTCTTGATCTAGTTCCGGCACTCGATTCAGCGGATCTTGCTCAAGATATTCTGCAACCAGATCAACCTTGGCCCTAGATATTTCTGCGTCCAGTTTGTCTGTGTATGTTTTATAGAAAGTCGGATCATCAATCTGTCTTGCAAACGACGCGATTGTGTCTCTTGAAACAGTTTCAATTCGATCTTCTGGCAAGATGACTGCGCCACCTTTCTCATCGGCGGTTATGCCAGCTTTAAATATTGTGCGTACAAGCGAGTCAACCTGGCCTTCGACTCCATCAACAATCAAGTCTGCCTGATAACGCAGAGATATCTCGTCTTGTTTTTTTGCCGCCTCTGCAGTGTCTTTTGCTGCAGCAAGAAATGCCGAGTTACCAACCGTTGCAATTGCCGCTCTAAACTTGGCAGTTGCCGCCGGACTGATGTCTTGCAAAATAGCTGAGTAAGAATCCTCAATGGTTACTAGCTGTTCTTGCATTGTCGGCAGATCAATTGTTCCTGCCTCAAACCCAGCTTGCAAACCAACAATAGACTCGCGCGCTTCTTTCTCGATATTAAGGCCAATAATATCTAACGCAGTAGACCGCGCCGCAGAACCAAAGATCGAGAATGTGTCGCCTGGTAGCAGATCTTCTAAATCCTTGCCGGATGCTTTTGCAGTTGCAAGCTGTTGGGCAGTCGGCGCATTTGCAGCGCCGTACTCAATGCCTTCGATCTTAGCCTGTTCACCGGCAACCTGGAATGCCATCTGACTGACACGGTCCATCGCTCGGGTCAGCGTCTCAGAGGCGCGAGCGCCTTCACGCAGTGCCGCTGAGTCAAAGCCTGGGCTAACCGCTGAGAGTAATCCGTCTCGCCTATAACGTGGTAGCTCGGCCATTAAGTAATACCTCCCATACCACTATTATAAAAATAAGTACCTTGGCCGTATGTAACGCTACCCTTTGTACCAGGGGTCGCACCACCAAGTTGGTAATAGCCAAATGCCGCTTGGCCTAAAGTAGTTATTGCGCCAATCCGACCTTGATGAGCCGCCATTGACCCAGCTTGCTTATTGTCGATTGACTGTAAAATTCCAATCTGCTCGGCCAGCGCTGCATTCTCGCGTGTAATCTGAAAGTCCTTCATCCCTTCGGCTGTCGCAAAGACACGCAGTGCTTGAGGCGTACCCGAGTATGGGTCAATCGCTCCAGCCCCGGATCTGGCGTTAATAGCAGCCTGTGTTGCGGCGATCTTTTCCAAAACCTGCACACCCTTGCGCTTTTCGTTCAAGGCTTCCTGATCGGAGCGCAGAAGCGCCTGACGCGCTTTCATGTTGTACATCTTCTGCTGGATCTTGCCTGTCTCATACTGGCCGTATGCACTTACGACTTGCGATCCTGCGTAGATATATGGCGCTGCTGCGACTAATGCTTCCATTTATTGCCCCGTCGATACCTTGTAATCAAGCGATAGGATTGTCATGTCCAGCGGCTCGCTTTGTGTGATCGTAATTGTTGCGTCTTTATTGTATCCAAGCAACGAGCCTTTGCGCTTAAATCCTGTATAAGGAGCAATTAGCCCATTGTCATCAGCATCAAACGCGACCGCTTCTCCATCAATAGTCACGGCTTGTGTTTGATATAAATCAACTGATATTGCCAGTATTCTCTTTTTAAATGTACGTGTTGGACCTGATGGCAGCTTGCCTTCAAACGGCATTGTCTTAATTGTTGATGCATACGTCAGCCCAACCTCATATGAACTGGTCGCCGCTGTCGTAAATGCAATTGTGGAAGTTGAAACTGTTTTATCTGATTCGACAACGCCATCGCTTAGAACATCCAGCGTCTCGCCTTGTAGATGCCCTAGCCCAGTGACCCCGGATGTTGATGCGGTTACCGTTGCGCTTTTCGCGCAGTCTGTGTTTAAGCCTTCAACAAAGCGCTCAATAAAGAATTTATCAGAGCCGCCAATGGTTCGCTTAACGACAGTGTATACATCCGAAATATCTACCCCGACCTCAATGTATTTACCGTCCGTAGTCCATTCGCTCGGTGCGACGATTTGCTCTGATCTTAATAAAGTGAAACAAGCGATTGACCCGTCATCGCTATTTGCAATCATCACCCGATCACCCTCATCTGTTGAGGTTGCCTTGCGAACAGCCATTGATGCCGGTGACTTTAGTAGATGAGATGACAGCAAACTAATTCTCGTTGACACATATCCGGCGACCGAGTCATTAAACAAGAACTCAGATAAAGACTTCCCCTGGCGCTGTATAAACAATGTCGATCCGTCGATGTTGACCACTGGGACTCCCGGCTTTACCCCGTTAGATGTTTGCTCTTTGACTGACAGCGTAGACGGCGTGATGGGGTCACCAAGCGTCTGAGGTATAAAGAACTCCCCGCCAGTAGTAAAAATCTGAAGGTTGCGTCCTGAGTAAAGATCAACGATTGCATTGAACTTGCCCGTGTCTAATGTCGCCTCAATCGAGGAGTCATCTAGCTGCTCGCCTGGGTCAAAGTTAAAGAAGTCAGAGACTCGACTGCCCCACAATGTTGATGGCCGAGACTTAGATCCTCCTAAGAACAATCGCCCTTCATGGAATACACAAGACCGAGGCCAGCCGCGAGAATCAGACCACACGTCTTCGTACCCATATTCTAGCTCCCAGTTACCGGATGTCAGGGCGTCAGTGTCGAAAAAGTTAATTTCGACAAATGCTTTAACCACTGTGTCGCTGACATACTCTGTAATGCGAGCGCGGCCAAAGCCGTTATCTGCTAAAACGTATTCATCAACACTGTCTGCACCAAACGCTTTGATTGAATACTGAGTAGTGTTGTCAGGGGTTGTTGTAAATGCCGGATAAACTGTTGCCACTTTTGTGGTCGCATTATAATCAGAAATGTGCCGATGCTGGCCTGATCCAGTGCCTCCGGTTAAATGCAGAGACAGGCCGTTACATTGATCGTCGGACGTGTAGCTTGTTGCTGACTTGAGCGTCAATGTCGTTGACGTTCCAGCCTGTGCCGTACCAGTATCTGTCGTTACGGACGACGCGGTCAAAGTAATGTTTCCAGTGGTCGCACTTGGAGTAATCGAATACTGAGGTGAGTCTACATTTAACGTGTAAGCGTATTTTGGTACGTGATTGAAGGACAAGTCAGTGACTGTCCAAGTAGAGTCGGAACCACCCCGCTGAATGAACTGAGGATGCATGTCTTCATGCGTCAGGATCAGCGAATCAGCCGCTTGAGTAAAATTTAAGTTATCAATGTATGCGCTAGTCAGCGACGGAACGACAAGATGATTTTGACCTGGCTGGCCGTTAATCGTTGTGACTTGCACGCCATCCTTAAATATCAACATCTTATTGCCGGTAAATACCAGCATGTAAGAGTCATCAACTGAGAACTCAAACGGAACCATCTTAAATGTTGGTTCTTGCTGAGGGAAATACTCATGTAGTGACGCTGAGTCTGTTGTGATGTATGTGTAATCAGAAGGAATATACATTCGACTTTCATCATCTCGGATGTAGAAGTCCTGTGTATTAAAGGATGTGTACAATCCTCCGACGCGATCTCTGTCTATCGTAATGCCGCCAGTTGCACTAAACACGCTTGATGTGCTTTGAGCAATACTCGTCAAGTCCCAGGCGTTTGGAACAGTGTATGTCTTGTCTTTGAAATGAATTGTTTTTCCGCTATTGGTAACGTGGAAGTAGCGCACGTCTTGATCGGCAGAGCTGTCGCCAACAGAAACCTTGTCAACATAAGTTGTAGTCGTTAGATCCCAGGCAGAGGATAATGAGTACTCAATTAAATAAATGTTATCAGATATAATATTGGCAACCGCAAACATCTTAGTGCCGTCATCATTGAATTGAATATCATAAACAGCATCAATGTTTTGTCCGTCACCCCAGGTAGCCGATGGAGTGAGAGATGTTCCGGTCATTGTAGCAAAAGACCAAGGAGTCGACAGCGTCTCGCGCTTAATGTTTTTATTGGTATCACCCATAACTCTAAACCCGTAACTTCCATTATAGGAAATAACACAAGGCCCAAGTCCATAGAGGGCGAAATTTCCAGCAGCGCTTATGGTTGTTAAATCCCACGCCGTAGAAAGATCAATTTCTGTCATGTAGTGATCTTGATGGGGAGCTGACGTATCATAAATATATGAATTGTCATCATCTGGACGTATTGCAATATACATCTTTGTGCCATCTGGCTTAAACCAGACGGCGCTTCTTGCAAACAACTCAGTCCCATCCCATGGAGGAAACACAACTGCGAGCTGCGCTGCTGCCAATAGTGTTGAGTTTGCATTTAATACGTGTTCAGTTGATCGAGGGACGTCAATAACAAACTCTGACCCATCACGTCTATTGATGCCGCCCTGCGGCTCAATGGTCACGTTCTGAGCAGTTTCTAGCGCATTATAATATTGTTGCAGATCAATCCGGCCATTTAGCCGTGGATCAATCTCGCCGGATGTGAAGTTACTTTGTACAGTAACAATCCGGCTCATCCGCGTACTCCGATTAACGCAAAGTCAGTAAGAACCTCATTCTGCTTTGTACCGCCATCAATATTCGCGGCAACCCGAAAGTATCCTCCGCGCATATTCTCAGCAGGAGAACCAGTTGCAATCTGCCGCCAGTATTCAGCTTTGGTAATCTGATCTGTGACCGTCTCAGCAATGTGCCAGGTCACCATATATTTTAACAACTGAACAAAGTAAGCCGGCAAATCAAACTCTTCCGGCTCAAACTGGTAATCAATAACAATCGTTTCTTGGTTTGTAATCAACGTCTTGTTAAGAATCTCCCAGCCGCCTTGCAGTGGCTGCGCCCCGACCTGCGTCGAGTTGAACACGGCGCGGACGCCTGAGATGCGTTGCGTATCCGTCGGCAGGTTATAGGCATATTTGTATTCATTGATTGGTGCCGTGCCTTTAGCGAGCTGCACCTTATTGATGGTGAATGACCACGGGTACATTGCTAACGCCATTACTTTTATGTCGTCATAAAGCCGGTCGCAGACAGTGCCTACATCCGACCCAGAAAAAGTGGTGATCGGAGATTCGCCTAACATTACCAGGGCGTCCGAACAAATTGAAAGTTTGGTATCACCTGATGCCATGCGTCACCTCATCAAAGATGACCCCCTTTCGGGGGTCGATCTATTAGTCAGCGTCTGCCACTGACAATGCCGTACCATCGGATACATCAACAACTGTTCCAGTGTTTGACAACACAACAACAAGCGATGCTGTTGGTGTGTTTGAGTCATGCACATAGATCAGATCGCCGACCTTCAAAAGGTCAACTGCGCTGTTGAAATAACCAGATGTATTTACTGTGGCAATCGCGTCAGTTGTGGTGTATGCCCACATCTGAGGAGAGTTACCAGCTTTTGCTTGACCGCCGATAGGCTGTAGTCCTGCTTCTGCATAAGCCATTTTTAGTCCTCCTTATGATTCACGGCAAATGATAGGGATGATGCCTTCATCATCAATCGCTACCGCGCCAGCAGAGAACATTGACGCAACCAGGAATGAAGTCTTCTCTGGAATATAATCAACGCGAGACTGCTGCCCCATGCCAATACCGAGGCCAACGGCATCACGGTGAAACGCAAAGATAGTCCGGTCAGACGATCCATCGACTGCCAATCCACCTTCATCTCGGTCACCTAATGTGATGAACTTGAAGCCAAGGAACGTATCAACTTCGCCAGTAACCAATGCGCGAACTGTGTTGAAATCAGAAGATGTCACCTCAGTTTCGCCCAAAAGTGAGGACAAGTTATTTGCGTGAACCAGAATGCAACGACCTTCGGCTGGTACGTTCTTGGCATCCAAGGTTTTCTTCGCTTCGCGTAACTTGGTTACGTTCAAGTTAGTGTCAGTTCCACCAATGTCATTGGTAATAGCTGTTGTTCCTGTCGCTGCGATTGCGTCAAGAACCACTTGGTCCATGCGACGCGCGATAGCGCCAGATACAACTTGTACAAGCTCTTGACGCTCGTTGAAGTTGACCTTCTGCTGGTTGAAGATGTCTGAATATTCCGCAGCAATGTAGTCTTCCATGGTCGCTGTGACTTGTGAGTAAGACACATTGAGTGGAGTGACATCAGTCTGTGGAACGCGAATAGTTGCCGAACCCTTGCCAATCTTAGGGAACTTAACTGTAGAACCTTCGACGCCAGCACGCTCGCGGGTAACACCGGCCAGGAGACGCTGTCCCTGGTACGCCTGTTTTACCTCTGAGTCGAACAGGGTGACAAAGGCATTTGAAATTGAAACTGCCATTGTTTCTATCCTTTTTCAAAAATTTAATGGTAAAACCTGTGACGGTTATCCTGATGGGCCGCTATAATCAGGTGTCCGGCTCAAGAAAATGAGTTGTCGGTTGGGTCGAATATAACAGATTATTAGGAAAAACAAAGGGGCTGTAGCCCCTTTAGTTAATTCTCTCCAAAAAACTCCATGAATTTTTGCTCAACGCCCTGAGTATAATGCATGTCTTTACCATATCTGGGGTCAGCAACCATCGCATCAAGATCGGATCTAGACATTGACCCTGACTCTTGGATGCCTATAGACGGGATTGATTTCTCTCCATAAGAGTCTCTTATCTTATTGAGAGCCTTTACAACATCGGCAGATTGAGCCGCATTTACGACGGCTTCTGTCTCTTCGGCTGTCAATACGCCAGACGACTGTAACTTGCCGAGCCATTGAGACGTAGACTGTATAACCTTGTCTGCGTTCTTGCCGAGCTTATCCATCTCGCGCTGCACATCAACTTCTACGTTTTCAAGCATTTCGCCCATGTTTTGCAGATACATGCCGGTGATCTGGTCGAACTGGTCCTGGCTCAAGCCATTGTCCTTTGCGAATGCAGTAAAGCTAGAGAGCAGCGGATCATCATCCGACACGCCCTCTAATGAGGATATATCGTATTTGCCGTCCTTTGGTGCTTTGTGTTTGCCAGATGACATCTTGGAGCGCAACTCAGAGTATGACTTCGCCAATCCCTCTAAGTCTGGACCGTCGTCCGATGACCAGAACTGATCAAGTCCTTCCATGAAGTCAGGCCGATCACCCCACTCAAAGTCTGACTCGACAGGCTCGGCTACATCACCCTCCATATGAGGCATAGCTTCTGGCTCTGCGCCTTGCTCTACCTCTGGCGCTACTGAAAGTAACGACTCTTGCTTTTCTTCAGTTTGTTCCATGACTGCTTCGCTCATGCGCTACGTCCTCTCTCGATACGTTTAATCATTTCCCGGACAATAGAATTTTGCCCTTCTCTTGCAAACCCGTGTGAGGGGTCTTCGCCTGGATACCATGACGGCACATCAACTGTGACCGACTTCAAGTATCCAAGAACTTCTTGCCCAGCTTCAGTCGAAAAACAGCGCACAAAATTTGTGTCCAAATCATTCGCTTTTTGATCGACCGGAAGCGTACTGGTATCGGCCTCTCTCAAGCCTTCCCATCCTTCCATTTATGCCTCCTGTGGCATTGCTCCTGGTGGTTGTTGTTGCTGTTGCATCGCCATCATTTGCTGCTGCATTTCAGCAGCAATCTGCTCGCGCTCCTGCCTGTTATTTAGAATGCTTTGCGGCACGCCCATCTTCTCTGCAATATAGTCAATTAGGTTGTCTTGATTTAGTGCAACCTGACCAACCGGTCCAGCGGCTTGCGCAATTTGAGCAAACTGCAACACCTTCTCCAGATCTTCCATATTCTGCGCTTGCGCCAATGGAGATGTCGGAGTGATCTTGACTTCTAGTCCATCGACCTTGAGCGGTAAATCGATTAAGTTCTTTTCATCCATCACGTACAGGATGCGTCGAACTAGCGGCCCCATTGCCTCAGTAATCAAACGCCCATAGGCTGAACCTAGATTCTGTGACAGCTCTTTCATGCGCTGCACGATCTCTGTCGCTGACCGAGCCGACATATTGTCAGGAGGCAACTAATCTTCCATTAGCATCTTCTTGATGTTCATCACCAGATCATTGATGACCAACTGAGAGACGTTGAAGTCAGTTGCTGCACGCAACGGACGCAGTGACTCACCCTGTGCGCCCCCGTTCCGGGCTACAGGAATAATTGCACCAGGCACGATCCGAATGGTTTGCGGATTTAAGACACCATCATCGGCTGCTGTGTATACGCCTGACACGGCAAGTGATGCGTTCTTTAACACCAGCTCCTTGACCTTGTTAAGTGTCTTAATGTCTGGGATTGCCGTGACCAATGGACCGCGACCATAGACCTCACCCGGCACTTTCATAAACCGAGATACGATCCAAGGCGACACGTTCATGGTGCGATAGACCAGCTCCGCGTTGACTTGCAGTGACTTGGTTCCATCCTCAGACTTATCTTTCGGCCAGATCAGGTGATAACAGTAAATGTTCTCATCGACATTAAAGACGGTAGCCTCAATCAGATC